CCCGACTATAAGCCGGGAGCCACACCCAATGGGTGTGGAGATCAAGCACAGATATAAGTAAGTGGAAAAAGAAATAATGATAACCTGTTACGGTCACCGTAATAGTATTACATTAACCTTAGGTTAACGGCGTCGGGCAAAACTTAAGTCTTACCTTCCACTACTACTAAAAAGTCTTGCTTGTTGGCGTCGAAGAAAGGGGGGCATCTTGCCGCCCCACATAGCATTACAGTCTCTAAGGACTGTTACCTTTTCGGCCAGCTGGTCGAAAAGATATTCTTCTTCGCGCCTAGCAGCCTCTGCGTCATCTTCGGGGACCTCCACTAAGGGAGGCTCTCCTACGCGACGTCCTACAAAGAGCTGCGGCAAGATTGCAACAACTGGTATGGTATCAAGGCATGTTATCCGTAGAGACGGAGCATCCTGATTAAGAAGGTCACGGGCCGTGGCCTTCATAACCAAAGGGCCAGGAGGAATCTTTCCCGTAAGGAAACATTCAGCCCTGGCACTTTTGATAGCATACGTTGTTGTATTATTCAAGCAATATAGTTTCAACGAGTTAAAATTAGACGCCCATAGTAGGCGCTTAAAAGACTCGGGCCCCGGGCACTTATAGTGTTCCGGGTGCGGTCCTCTTAAGAGGATCTGATCCCATAATGCTGAATATCTTATTTTCCAAGGAGTGGTGTTATACTTTTCTATAGGTGATCCTAATAGGATTTTGGTAAAAGTCTCCGAGCGGAGAACTTCCTCCATTACCTCATCGAAGGTATACCAACCAAGGTTATTGAGATATCTCATAACCTCACCAGGTTGTAACCCATAGGGTACCTGGAACTCCTTTTTACAGTCTAAGACTGTTTGTTCGCGTGGTACCGGAAAACCAATGCTGTGAAAGTAGGGCCTAAGCCCGAATTCCTCAGCTCTCTCTTTGAGAGATAGGTTGGTCCGGACACCGCGCCTGATATCGTTGGTCAAAAACGACGTAAGGAGCCTACGCTCCTTATGCGTGAGGTCGTCGTCTATCACACCCCACACAGCTCTCTGTGTTGGCAGTGGAAGGTCATCCCATAGGGATGTTAGTTCTTCACCTAAGTAAAGATCTAGTCCTCCGACCACCTGGGGCATGAGAAGATGCGCTCTCAGACCTTTTCCCTTTGGGAAAAGCTGGCCTGCACGAGCAATAAATCGGTTTCGAACGGCCTTAACCCATGCCAGGGGAAAGTACTTTGGACTTAACCATCGTAGAGTCCTTCCTAAGGAAAGACCTTTCCCTATAGCAGTGTTCCGGTCGTTCTCACTATCCCTCGACGATGTCGAGTGGGGAGTGATTAACCTAACCTTAACTGAGTCAACAAAGACTGAAGAGTCGTAACTCTCCGGTGACTTATTGATATCAGCAGGTTTCATTGAAAGTGTCTTTTCTTTAAAGAAAAGGCACTTTTCACAGTATTTTACAGCCGAGTTATTTTTAATAACTCCATGTTTGTTTGGCGAGATCTTGGATCCCCATCTGACATGGTTGGCTGTTATCCTATTTAAGTAAGCTTGAGGACCAATAGCAAAGTGGTCGTCTCCGCCTACGCGGAAACATCTCCAGCTTACATAGGGTACTACTGTAAGATCTTGTTCGCCTGAAGAATCATGTGCAAAATACGGAATACCTAAGTGTTTCCGCATAGCATCTTCTTCAGTACAAAGGTTTAGTATGGTGAGCATGGCCTTGGCCAAAGGCTCACCCATAAAAATACCTCGAACTTTTTTGTGATGTGTTACCTTCCTTCGTCCCCACGCGATTTCTACATCACGGGGTGATAGAGCCAGCTGTATAGCTGTATCCATCAAAGGAGACACTGTCACACCTACCCCTTTCATGAACCCTCTCAGCGTTGCTGATATGGGTGCACCGGAAGGGATAGCATCTGTCGCCTCGGCAAGATCCGAGGAGAGAACACACCAATTTGGTGGTAAGTCTCGTACATTCGACAGACCATGTAACAGCAGCCACGCCTGATCAGCTCTTTTGAGCCCATCAGTCGCAGACACATGGTGAGATAATATCTCACGTAACATATGTCCTAAAGACTGCTGTAGGATTATGTTCCACCACATTGTGGTAGTAACTATCCTCGTTTTACCGCCTGGTTCATGCACCGTTGCAACCCGAGAGGGTATCGGTGGTATTACGACATTAAGATCGTATGGTTCTTCCCTAGAGAAGACCCCATGTTCCATTGCCTTTATCAAGGCAGCGGCTAACAATTGAGAGCCTAAGGCCTCATCATAACCCCA